TTGGAGTAAGAAGTTTAAGCATCTAATGGGGCAAAAGACTGCTGTTGAACTTGCACATGAATTAGTAAACACACTTAAGACCGATTCAAATCCAGAAGGTTTGTTTTTACATCCTGTTACAGGACAAAGACAGCACTTTTGTGTAACAGGTGGCGAGCCATTAATGAAACACGCACAAGAAGCGTTCATTGGCATAATGACAGAATTTAAAAGATTAAACAACATGCCTGCCAGTGTCACATTTGAAACTAACGGCACACAAGAACTTACACAGGAGTTCAAAGACTTTTGGCACGTTGATAATGAGATTACTAAGGATGTTGAATTATTCTTTAGTGTGTCTCCTAAACTATGGAGTGTGGCAGGTGAGAAAGCAAAGAAGGCAATCAAGCCTGAAGTGGTAACAGGATACAGAAGTTTAAGTGACAGAGGACAACTAAAATTTGTTGTAGGTTCCGAACAACAACAGTGGGATGAGATGGAAGATGCTATCTCACAATTCAAGGCACAGGGAGTTGATTATCCTGTATGGGTAATGCCCGTTGGTGCTAGAGAAGAAGAACAAACAGCAACGGCCGGAGCAGTTGCTAAGATGGCATTTGAAAGAGGATACAATGTGGCTGCTAGAGTTCACGTTTATCTTTTTGGTAATGCTATCGGAACATAAGGACTAATTATGGACTTTATTAAAAAACTGTTTAGTAAAAAGAAGCCGGATACATCTAAGCCTGGACTGAGTGAAAAGGAAAAGGCTACGATGAAAAAGGAACCTTGGGTAGGTGTATTGAACACACATGTTAACAAGGAAAATGTCCGAAATGGCTTTTTTGAACTTGACTGGAATGAGTATTTCATTATACAATTAAAACAACAAGGATATGGAGTTGAAGGCGACAAGGATGAAGATATCATCGATCGTTGGTTTAGAGAACTCTGTGCAAATGTAGTAGTCGATGGCGACTACGGAGGACCGTTGGACACTGGGTCTATAGATATCAGTGCCGTTAAAAGAGAAAATGAGTAAAATGTGCCACATAATAGTTGATACAGCGAACACGTTCTTTCGTGCGAGACATGTAATAAATGGAGATGCAGATATTAAGTTGGGTATGGCTTTCCATATTACACTTAACAGCATTAAGAAGGCATGGCAGGATTTTAATGGAACACACGTTATTTTCTGTCTAGAAGGACGCAGTTGGCGTAAGGATTATTATGAACCCTATAAGCGTAATAGACAAGAAGCACGTGATGCACTTACTGAAAAACAACAGGAAGAAGAAACAGTCTTTTGGGAAGCATTTGATACCTTTAAAGAATTTGTTACAGATAAAACAAATTGCACGGTGCTACAGCATCCGCAACTAGAAGCAGATGATTTAATTGCTGGATGGATCCAGAATCATCCTGAAGCAGAACACGTTATTATTAGCACTGATACAGATTTCCAGCAACTGATTGCACCTAATGTTAAATTATATAACGGTGTGCAAGAAGTAACTACAACACACGAAGGTTTCTTTGATAAAAAGGGACAACCAGTAATCGATAAGAAAACAAAAGAGCCAAAGCCTGCTCCAGATCCAGAATGGTTACTATTTGAAAAGTGTATGCGTGGTGACACGAGCGATAACGTTTTTAGTGCATATCCAGGTGTGCGTAAGAAAGGCACAAAGAATAAAGTGGGTTTGATGGAAGCGTTTGCGGATAGACAAACAAAAGGATTTAGTTGGAACAATCTTATGCTACAGCGTTGGGTTGATCATAATGGCGTAGAGCATAGAGTATTGGAAGATTATGAACGCAACAAGAAGTTGATTGATCTTGAAGCACAGCCAGATGATATAAAAGAAATTATTAACGAAACGATAAAAACTGCAACTACTGCCAACAAGAATATTAGCCAGGTTGGTATTAGATTAATGAAGTTCTGCCATTTGTATGATCTAAAAAAGATTTCGGATCAGGCACAGGCATATGCAGAACCACTAAATGCGAGGTATGACGATGCAGTTGAAAACTTGTCTGTATGATGAAACTTGTCCTAATAAGTCAGACGAATGTTGGGAGGATAAAATGACACTAATTCAAGCAAAACCCGTTATTGATAATAAATTTTGGATTGTTGAAGATAATGGTGTCCGTATTGCTACCCTAAGAAAGAATGAAGAAAATAAATTTATTCTTAGTAATAAGGATGGTGTTAAAGTTTTTAACAACAAGAAAAGCGTTACGGAACAATTTGGTAATGATTTTTTTGTAGCAAAAATTATCAAGGAAGCAGATGATTCTAATCCTAGAGAAGTCCATGGATTTACTACAAGCACCAACCCACATAATGCAATGTATGATATACAGAAAAAACTTCCTCTGTTTACAAAGAGCAAGGATTCAAAGAGTTTATACTGTGCTGGTTATTATGTAATTAAATTTGATAAGGGTTGGGTAAAGAGTTTTTGTCCCAAGTTAATTACTCTACAACGCTATGATTATAAGGGACCTTTTAAAACTGATCTAGAAATGAAACAGGTATTGTCAAGTGTCAACAAATAGCATACCATCAAGACTTGCAACGGTTGAAAAACTAATACAACGAATAGCAGTTGCTGAAAAATCGCAACAACGAGAAATTAGAATCACCATTGACGAAGCAAGGAATCTTACTCAAGAACTATCCATGCTAACCGCTAATCTAGGGTCTACTATAGGCGAAATACATTCGTTATTAAAGGAAATAAACAAGGCTGCCAACGAAGTTGATGTAAAATTTGACGGCGGTTCCTTCTAAAAAAGGATAAATATATACGTAGTTAACTAGGAATTACGTATATATGAGTAGACCAAAACCAACAATAATTCTCGAACATACAAACCGAGAAACGTATAAAGTAGAACAGATTTTAGAGAGCGAAGCCATCTGGGCAGTGTTCTACCAAGATAAGCCTTTCAACCTAAAAAGTGGTAGTGCAGTTTCAAGTTATCCTGGTCCAAAATACAAAAAGGTCTCATTTTCAAATCCAGGACATGCTAGAAACTTGGCAAGAAAACTAAACAAACTCTTTAACACTAATGATTTTTCAGTTTATAGACTCACAAGCGGGGACAAAGAATAGTGGAATGGATGTTAAAGATACCTACACAAAACTCTTTATAAAAGCCGCTGATCCATCTGGGCAAATCACCGACGATCTAATAAAAGAAAAGAGATTAGAATGGTGGTGGAATGTTAGGTCAAAAGACGATGGTGGGTTAAGGTTAACTGATCAAGCGATTAACTTTATACAATCGGAAGCAAAAATAAAGATATACAAAATAGATTTTCCAAAAGACTTTTCCATTACTCCGCAGGTTCTTTTATGGCTTGACAAATTTATAGAATCACCGTATTATATAACTAAGAGATCAATTACAGTATTAAAGGAAAAATCAGCGTTTGAATTATACCTATTCAGCGGAGATGTCCAAAAATTAGGTTATAATAAGGCTCTATCCAAGAGATTAAGCCAAGAATCAACTAGCGAATTATAATAGCATATAAATATTTTGCAATGATAGAATTAAACCCATTGGAAATTTTAAGAGAAAGAGAGGTTAAAACACTACCTCCACACTTCTCCAAGATAAAAATTTCTAACAATCAAAAATATGATAAGAATATTTTGGGTTGGATTCGCAACAAACTATCTGGAAGATATTGCGTTGTTTCTTATCCTGCAATTGATTCGGATGATAAATTTAAGGCTTCAACATATATTGGGTTCGAAGAACAAAAAGAACTTACATATTTCATGTTAGCATGCCAATACTTAAGGAGAAACTAAACCATGGCGGAAGAAGTAAAAAACGAAAACGTGGAAACAAAAGCAGAAGGTGCACCAGCAGATGCAACACCGGCTGCAAAAGATATTCCACCACAAACTGCTACAACAGACAGTGAACTACCTAAAACACCAGATCTTAATGTAAATGATCTAAACTCTGTTCGTAGTATTATTGATATTGCTACCACTAGAGGTGCATTTAAGGCTAACGAACTAGAAGCAGTGGGAAAAACTTATAATAAACTCACAGCATTTTTAGATCACGTAACTAAACAACAAGAACCAAAAGGTGAAAACAATGGCTAAAGAAACTAAACACGTAGGAAAGTTGGCTAACACAGGAGACAAAGTTGCTGTTGTGTTTAGAACTGTTCCTGGAGAATCTGATCAAGCATTAGTATTGCAAACAGCAACACTTAAAGATGATGTTCATAATTCATTAATGAGCATGATCGAATCTGATCAGGCACAACAAACTAATGAATTAGGCGAAATCATGTTCACTAGAACTTTTCCAGACGGACGCCCTATGCTTCAAGCAATGCAGGCAGAAGGTAGACTAAGAAAAGTTCCTACATCAAGTGTTAAGATGACGCCAACACCAACAACTGAAATATTGCTATCAGAATTAAATGTTTTAATTGCTGAGCAAAAAAATATCTCAGTTGATGAATTATATACTCTAGTTAGTGGTGCACCAAAACCAGGTGAAGCACAACCAGTTGCAGAAGTTTCTGAAACAACACCAAGCCAAGAACCTGCGTCAGCACCAAATGACGGTGCTCTTTCAGATGAGGATCTTGCTAAATCATTGCGTAGTCAAGCAGATGCTATGTTCAAAGAAGCACAGCGTTTACGCAAGGAAGCAGAGGAGTTGGTTCCAACCAAGAAGAAAACTTCTCCAAAGGCTAAAGCAGAAGCATAAGCAGTGCATAGGCATTACTTTAGACCGCCAAGACATTTAGTAAAAGAGTGGCCGGAGGTGTTCGAAGATTTATACATGGACACCATGCCGGTCGCTTATGTCGACGTAATGATCCTAGAATTTAATGACGGCAGAGTTTGGAAACTAGATGTTGGGAGCGAAATTAAAGAGGGTCTAAATCCCGATCTAGCAGCAAAGAAACTGCTAAACACTCTTCAAGAATATAAAGATACCATCAAGAAGATCGATTTTAAAATCGATATCGAAAAACTAAAACAAGATATTAAAAATAGAACGGATAGAATTTTTTAATTCTATCTTGTATTTCCGTAATGAATTACCAAGTGTTTATCCGAAGAATATTGTCTCCAAGGATCAACCACAACACTATCATCACTTAATTTAACATAGAGATCAGGATGAGCGAGCAAAACGACTGCTCTGAATTCCATGCCTCCACCTAAATCAATCGCAGGATCAATGGTCATAGGTCCTCTACCCATTTCATGACAATAGTGACCTACTAACAAACTATAACTACCATCTTGGTATGGAACGCCCGGTTTATATGCTACACCATTTAAAAGGATCGGTAAATTTCTTTCTTTGGAAATAGCAACTAATTTTTCAGCCATGTTCTTGGCTTGCTTTTCTCTTGCATTCATTACGGCGTCAAATAAGTCATAACCCAATCTTAACTTATCTGCCATGAAGCGTAGTGCAATGTTATCTCTTGGATGGCAGCCTCCGCCGTCACCCATTCCTGCTTTCATGTATGCCGAACTAGTAATTCTCTTTTCACAATTAGACAATGCACGGGTTACAACATCAACATTGATGTTGCCTTGCTTTTCAGCAACGTCCTGCATCATATTAACCAATCCAATTTTTGTTGATATGAATGTATTATAAAATACCTTGATGCATTCGCATTCGTCCCATGTTCCAATTTCGTAACTTGGATCATTTTCCATGATGGTTTTATAAAAGTCTACGAGTTGTTTGGCATCACCTGTTGTGCTGCCATCTTCAGTTCCAATCATGACAATGTCTGGGTTTACCATATCCCATGCTACTGTTCCCATTGCAATTAGATATGGGTTATAAACGAATCTTGGATTTGTGATATGCTGTATAAATTCTCTTCTGACCGTTCCTGGTAATACTGTTGAAATAAGAACAAGCAGTTGATCCTTGTTCATGTATTCATTCGCTTCTTTAAGAACGCTGTGGACAATATCGTATGAAAAATCTTTTGGCTGTAGGTGTGCAGTAGGTGCCCTACCATCGTATGCTGGATCATGTGGAGTAGGAACTGCAATAAAAACTATTTCTCTATCCTTAACACATTCCTCAATTGTGGTTTTAAATTGAACCTTGTCCGTTTCAACATCTGTAATATCATAACCCGTTACATCGTGTCCTTTTTGGGCAACAACTTCAGCACAAGGCAAGCCCAATTTACCCAGTCCAATAAAACCAATTTTCATTTATTTTTCCTTACTATTAAATCCAAAAGTATTTAACAAAACGCAATTTAACGCCTTTTAAACATGGTTTTTAAAACATGGATCAAGTATTGCATCACTAGCATTATCACCGCTGTATGACGCTTAAAATGCGTTTAAAGCACCTTTTAATTCATGTTTATTATTAAATTTTTTCTTCTTTTGAGTGTTAGTTTATTGTGTGTTGCAATTTGGCGAGCATTTACCAACCATGCCTTTAGTTCTTGCTTATCCAAATTACATAATCTTTCTATCTCATCAACTATTGCTAACATTCTATCACCATGATCCAAAATTGTATCATACCCTTCATCAATTATGGATCCGTATGTCATGTATCCTAATTTTCTTAAATGCTCCAAAGTATTTGGAGATCCTGCAATAATAAAAGGATGCCCCATTGCTATTGCCTTAAAAATTTTTTCGCTTAGAAAAGGAACATTTTCATGATAGGTAGTTTCAGTAATTACGCTGAAATACGTTTCTTCATAATATTTGTTTATTGACCTTTCGTGGTTTGCACGATTGGTAACTAGGTCTTCCTGATCAAGATACATGTCCGGAAGTTCTATCACAGGATTAGAAAATATTTCTCCAAGAGTCTTATGCCCTCTATAATAATTAGACAACCAACTCCAGGCATGATTCCAACCCTTACCATCATCTGCTTTGGCTAGGCTAACATATCCGTCATCCAATAATCCTTTTTTGTGTAGCAGGGTAACAAGCAATGGTCTGTGCCATCTCCATCTCCTATTAAGATTTAAGAATTTCTTTTTATATTTTATTTTCTTTTTTAACGGTTGGCTGTCCATGCTCTTTATGAAAGTATCTCTGCCCGTTAATTCAAACAAACTAAAATACATGACTTTAATTTGTTCAACTTTTTTATTACTACAAAATTGATCTATGTATTCCATCATTGTAGGAACACCAGTTATAAAAACAATTTGCTTCGGGTCTATGGATTCCTTGTGAACTATATCTGCATAAATTGCATCTACACTTTCATAAAAATATTCTAGTGCATTATCTAAAACTAAAAATGCTTTGCCGGTCTTAATATCATCTAAAAGATTTTTAGGAACAATATTTGATATAGGAAAATGCCTAAAACTATTAGGTCCTGAAAATTGAATATAGTAGTATGGAAGTTTGAGATCGAATCCTCCGAGTTTAGGAGGACACGTGGTTAATTCTATCTTTTGAGGATTATTGTCATCGTATGTTTGTAAGTAAATCATTATAATCTATTCACTCCGTTTGATGACCAAAACTTCTGAGTATCATCAAGGGTCTTGCATTCCAATACTAACTTATCATACTTTTCCGCATATGATTTCATCTTCTCGGTTGTATGATTAGGGTAGAGTGCTTCGATATATCTATAATGTCCTAATGGTGTAGGATGATAATCTGCTGTTTGTCCTTTGCCTCCCCAGCCCTTAATCGGAGTGGAAGGCCATCTACCATTGTATACTGTATCAACAATATTTGGTTTAACTGATTCGATAGTGTTCTTGTAAAAATCTAATACTGGTTGGGTTTCACTTTCCTTTATGTTATCAGTAATCGTGACTTCATCAAACTTGCACATTGCCCACATGTCACTATCACAAGGTAAGGAGTCTAGATAATTTCTAACTAGTTCTACCATTGCTAGATCACGCAATAGGTAACCTCTGGTGTCTGCCCACTTATAAACAAACTCCATATCAATTACGCCCTGTGTGTATATGTTACCGGGTGTCTCCCATTGTCTATCCTTGTATCTATCCTCTCTACTTACACTGCTCCACATGACTATTACAAGGTCATCCTGATTAAATTTGTGTTTAATATTTGCTTCTACTATAGAATTAGATATGAACATATTACCGCCACCGCTTCTACCATAGTTGTAATATTCTGGAATTTCTTGTGCAATTAGATCTGCCCAAGTGGGCCAATTATAATTGGTCATGCTACAACCAAACACAAATAATCGTTTGTATTCTTTAAACTGCTTCATTAAAATATTCCTCACATCTGCTTATTGTTTTGGTTATTGCTTCCTTATAAAAATCTCTAGATCTAATATGATTAAAATTATGTTCCAGCGTGTCCATGCTGTTTTTAATTCTATCTATCTTTTCTTGTCTACTTAATCCAACCCAATCTAGCAAAACATTTCTAGTTGCATTAAACCTTTCAACGGTATCTTCTATATCATTATAGGCTGGATCTATGCCACACCAATCTATTCTAAATCCCATTGCTTCTAAACTGCGAAGCGTTCCCTGAGATGCAAATAGTATTAGAGGATGGCCCATGGTAATAGGCTTGAATATTTTTTCAGTTACAAAAGAAACATCATGAATAAAAATTGTTTCAGTTATGACTGACATTAGACTGTTTTTATAAATGTCAATATTATATTGATTAGCAGCATTATTCACCGACCAGTCACCGTCTATAAATTTAGGAAAATTTCTTTTCATAACATATGCATACTTAAATGCATTTGTTTCTGCTAATTTAATTGCTTCGTTATCAAAGATATCTATTTGATTTGCACTAACCAGTCCTTTATCTAAAATTTTATCTTCCACCAACTGATATAGGTGCGCTCCCCTTTGTGGTCTATAAACTCTATTAAGACTGTTAAAATCTTTGCTTTCCTGATTTTTTATTGAATCATTAATTACTAGTTCGTTTGGTATGTGTGAATCTAGGAATATGTGTCCAAAATGATTGCTATAGATTACATCATATAATTTAAACTGATTGTTATCTTCTAGCCATTTATTATATTGCTTTTCTATCTTTTCGTTGCCCTGTGCCACAATTACACTGTTAGCAGGCAACCCTAGTTTAACAATTGCCTGTGCTGTTGATTTAAAACAATCCCAATCCTTTGTAATCATAGGACCGCCTTCTCTATCTGCGGCAATTATCAATCTTAATTTTTTTTGCTTTACTAGATCTATTATATTTTTCGGAACTGAAAAAAGAACGTGTTCAGTAGGAACATCTTTTCCTTTTAATACTCCTGCCCACCATTGTGGATCACCCCTTACATCTATGTAGTAACACCCGGGCTCATCACAATTATCAACCGTATCAACTTCATACCCCATTTCGATTATGGTTCTTTTTATTGGAGCACCCGGAGCAATTAACCAATAATCTGTTTTATCAGTCTGCTGGTGTTCTTTCATGTTAGAATCATTGATATTTAAATTATCAAAATATACTTTCATGCTAATTCCTTTAGTTCAGGAAATGTTTCCGCAAATTTTTGCTGTCGAATAGAATCATAATGTTTTGTTGTTTTTAAAAACTGTTCATGCAATTTTTTTGAATACGTTGAGTTTTGTAAATTGTTTATTACTCCTTGTATTTCTCTCTTGATGTGCCTATTGTAATTCATCATGGAGCCTTGTAATTTGTTTACTATGTTATTCTTAATGGAATCTGTTAATATATTAAAACTATAAAAATTAGGATTTATAATATTATAGAAACTAGGATTATAGTTTTCTCTATCAAATAATTCGTTATCAAAGAGATGATCTAAAAATTCAGGTATCGTGGAAACATTAAAAGCACTAATCACACTCGAACTGTTTAATTTTACATGAGGACATTTTTCCCTAATATTTTTTATGTTTGACTTTATTAGTTCCCAATCCGTTCCTGCCCTGATGTATTCTGCTCTACTACCATAACTATCGAGACTGGCAAATACCTGTATGTTAGAAAATCTATTCCACAGATCTAAAACACTCTTACCTTTGTATGCTAGATTGCTTAGATTCGTATTATATTCTATCTGAACATTTGCCTTTCCTTGCTTAATTAGATGTTCAAGAATATCATAATGCTTGTCAGTTAATAATGGTTCACCACCGGCAAAATAAAAAGTTTCTATGTCTGAAAAATGGGGTAAAAACTGTTCATATAGATTATCATTATCAACGCCACCAGCAATAATGTGAATTGGTTTGTTTGCTCCTTGTGCATTATCTTCCTGAGCCCATGTCGAACTGTATGTGGAACTACAACTGCGGCATTTGAAATTACAAATATTGCTCCATCGAACATCAAAGTGTCTTAGGGTCATTTCCGGCATGCTTCCATTGGCATGTGTTTTATTAATTAAATTAATAAGATGAGCATACTGTTTATTTTTTGCTTGTCTTGTGCTCTGGTTTCCTGCAGATTCAACTGCATAACACCCTTCACATTCCTCGCATTTTCTTCCTCTTAACATCTTTTGGCGCATTGACTTATACTTGTCATTGTTCCAAATCTGTTCGATATTGTTGTGCCTTACATTGCCCATATGCTTACTATAATCAGCAACACAACAAGGCAACACTGACCCATCGGGATTTACATACATGTGAATCCAAGGGTAAATGCAAAAAGTCTTAGATGGTTCCGCAGTCATAATAGAATTCCTCCAGTTCAGGAAAAGTCTTGACGAAGTCAAGACCGCGTCTGCGGTCGTATTCCGTAAACCAATTATAGAAATCCCTGCGGCCTTCTTTTAATTTTTCCACGGTATAATTCGTTGAAGCCATGTAATCAACAACACGTCTAAATTTTTCGTATTCTAGTATGCTGAATTTATATCTATCAGCATCGTCTAAATTTGCTGCCATGAATTGCAAATGCTTTTTCATGTAAGGAACAAAGTATTCCTTGGGCAGTATGTTCATGTCGTATTGCAGTGGTTCCTTTAGGTAGGGTGTATCAAAGCGTATGCGCTGCCACTTGGTTTGATCATCCGTGTTATATTTTTCGCGCCACTCGAGAATCTTTTCAAGCAGTTTATAAAAGTTTGTTACGGTAAGAATATTAAACGTAATCATGAACGTTAGAGGCATGCGTGTCTTGGTCATGTATGTGTCAAGATTGCGTTCCCATAACTCCAAATCAAGTCCTGTTCTAATGTATTCTGCTTGTGGTCCCCATGTATCCATGCTGGTGAATACCTTGAAGTCCTTGATACAACCCTTTTCCACTAGGCTGTTGACCTTGTCCGCAAATCGTTCTATAAGGATAGGTTTAACTCCAAAGTTTGAATTGATGTTTAGTTCAAGATTGGGCATGGGATTCTTTTCAAGTTCATCAAACATGCGCCACGTGCTCTGCTGTAGCAGAGGCTCACCGCCAGTAATTCTTAATATTGTTAGTGTCTTTCTTAGTTCCGGCCACCACTTCCAGAAAGCCTTTACGTATGGATTATCCTCTTCTTCATAAACTTTAAACCAGTCAATATCATTGCGATGATTCTTGACCATCGTGTATGGTCCGTGATCACGTATTTCCTTGTGGTATGCTGAACTGTGCTTGGGATGGCAATAACCACACTTAAAGTTACACTCGTTACCGAACGATATTTCTACATACTGCGGATTAACATCAGCCATAGGGTCTGCCTTAATTGCAGCAAATCTTTCTTCAGTATGGATACTCGCATTTCTTTCCTTCCTATCACTTATGTAATCCTTGCCCATGCACTCAATGTTCCAACAGTATTGGCAACCGCTTGGCTTCTTGCCTTCGATCATTTCCTGTCGCTCCGCTTTTTTCTGTGGAGTATTGTGCAGTTGGCTTGGATTCTCTTCCAACCCTGGTATTGGTATTGCATGAGGTGCTGGATGATAACAACTGTGTGTTTCACCAGTCTGCAGATATATTGTGGTATGATGCCATTTCGCCATGCAGAAGGTAGGCGATATCTCGTCCATTATGGGTATGAACTTTTCTATTCTATCCTTGTCCTGCATCAAACTGTTCCTTTAACCAATCAAAATCGTTTATCTTTCGTAATGCATTAGGGTCAGCACTATTGCTAACGCCATATTTCCTACCGGCTCTGGCTCCCTGAATAGCATAGTCCCCAAACGGCCTGTCACGACCGTAATCACTGCACCATTTAGAAAGTCTTTGATCCGTTTCATCATCATTTTGTCCCTTTATTGTTCTGCTTGCCAATTTGCAACATTCTCTAAATGCACTCTTCCAGGTGGAGAATGCATCAGTATTAAATGCTGTTATGTTACTTACTTGTTCCATTGCACGAAAACTGTCAGAAAGGCTAGTGGTCATGTCTGGTGTATTCGTATCCATGTTTAGCGTTGCTTCTCTTGGAAACAGTTTTACTCCACCATACCCATATTCCAAATCCGTGATTGGGTTACGGCTGCGCCATACATACACACTCTTCCTTGCATTGAAATCATAGTAGGGTATCTGCATATCAAAATTAAAATCTTCCAACACTTCGGCATCGGCATCAACTATGTAGAACATATCCGTGGTTGCTTTCCTTGCTGCTTCGATGTGTGCTTGGTGTATGCCCTTTACATCACGTGTCCATTGTGCGTGCGGTGCTTTCTCGAGCAGTTTATTAAAATTTGTTTCTGCATTTTCCTCATGATATGAAATGAATGCAACATCATATGGAACGGGTTGGCTTGCCACAATATCCATTTCTTTTTTATTCGTGAAAAAACGATAGTTCCATTCTCTCTGTAGTATCTTGGCACGCTTGGGGAATATGCAAATGCCATCATGGTATGCACCATTGCGGAACACGTGAATGTATTCTTGATCCCACTCGGGTATGCGATAGTCAAACTCAAAATTATCTTCGAGTATAATGTTATCCCATACCGCCCAGAAATGTTTTGTTAGTGACTTGTTTGCAACCTTTTCAAACGTATCGCAGTGTTCAACCTTCTGAGCATTGGGAACTCGCTGCTTGAATTTATTCCAGGCTGCTTCCTCTATTGCTCCACTGCTGATAAAGAATACATCATACATAAGTTTGGCTATAATATGTTGTTCCCATCCTGATCGCTTCGTCGTATAGATCAAGCGTATATTTGCTCATGTCAGGTTCAAGATTTGGATAGTTGAATCCAAGTTTATTTCGTATTTCGCTACCCAGGTGTTTGATTTCCTGTTCAAGACCAAAACCATCTTCGTATTGTTTGCACTGTTCATTATACAGTTCACGCAGTGATTCAAAATCTCTAACTTGAACATGATCCCAATCCGTGCAGTTTGTAAGATATGTTCCTAGCCTCGCACCGTAGATAGCAAACAAACCGTTTTCAACATGGCTTCCTACCGTGCTCCACATGCGTAGCCTATGCAGATTGTGCCACCATATTCTTTTTTCAATTTCCTGTGAGGGAACTTTTAGTCCTCCGTCAAGTGTCATCTTAACACCTTCTCGGAATCCTGCTCTCCATGCCATGAACGGTGTTGCATTAATGATCGTGTCACTGTATGTCTTGGGGAAGTTTCTATATCCATCTTCCCAACAAAAATCTACCTGTGCCCTTTCGCTATCCGCATTTTCATGCGTTTTCATGTTAAGCACATGATCTCTGTTCCACAGTTTTAATCCACCATTGCCGTAACGCAGTCCATTAACATTATTGCGACCGCACCAACTGTATGCACGGATGTCCGGATTGTCCATGTCTATTTCTATGTCAAAGAATTCCGGATACACAATGTTGTCAGCATCAACGGTTAGCACCCAATCAGTTTCTGATTGTTCTGCTGCTGCCTTGTGTGCATGATCGGAGCCCTTTACACCGTGTATGCGCTTTGCCCACGGCACCTTGTTGCATAGATCCGCATAATGTAGATCAGCATTTGGCTCATCGTAACTTAAAAAGAATACATCAAACTCTACGACTTTTTTCATTTTTCCTCAATCATATAATTCTTAAACAAGCGCCTTGTGTAAACGCTAAAATATTTAGGTATGTCTAAATCAAGTAATTCTACTTTCTTTCCAACCAGATCACTAACTTTTATACTAAAATTATCTCTAATAATGTTAGGATCGTTATAATCCGTAATTGAAAATTCTAATTCAGTATGTCCATCCCAAAACATCTTTCTTTTTGTCACTGGTTGGAATTCTTTATCCTGTATGAATGTTCCACCATACTCTTCCGACAATTCAATAGCAAGTGTATTACTTTCTGAAAAATGCGTAAGGTGTATGTCTGGCTTTTTAACTTCGGAATATTCTTTTACAATGATTCTGTGTAGCACATCATCTATTTTGTATAAATCCTTTACTTCTACAATTTCAAGTTTTCCTTCGTGGGGATCAACAAAGCACTTGCTCATTCTAATCTCGCCATTTATAATTTTTTCAGCAAGATCGGACTCAACTTCTATTATGTTTTCATACTTGTCCTTGTTAATTGTATGATCAGGACCTATTGATGTAATTTTTCCTGATTGGGGATCAAACGCAGCATTGTAAACAACGGGTGCTGGCTCATAATTTTTTAACCACTCATCAAAATCAGGAAGTATTAATTTTTCTTCCATGCTATTTCCTCTAGTATGTTTATTGTTTCTAAGTTAACTTTATCCTTTTCTACATAATGAACTATGTCATTTTGTTCAAAATTTCCTAATTTTAATTTTCCTGATTTATTAAAATAAAAACCAATATGGTCAAAACAATTTTCTGCAGGATAAGGCCAATTCTGTATCATTCCTTTCATGTGGACCACTCTAGGAAAGTCTAATGGATACGAAATGTCATCAGTAATATCTAATATTTTGCTAGCCAATGCAAATGCTTCATCGGTGCCTATAATTTTAGGTTTGTATCTATCTAGAAAGTTATTAGAAAATTCAGTTGGATTAGAAATAATTTCTCTTTGTAAATTAAAAAATTCTGTTGCTAACTTGCTATTTTTAACAAAAAATGTGTAAAAGGAATAAAAATTAGGTAACTCATTCGCAATAAAACATTTTCTATAATACGTGTCATTTACTTCTTCGCCTCTATATGTGAATGATTTATTTGCAATGTATAACTCAGAATTTTTAATAAAGTATTCAACCCAATGGCTATAATCTCTTAGAAATAGCATGTCAGCATCAAGACAAACTGTATGATCCCAAGGACTCAGTTGATCCATGTAGGAACGACTGTCCCAATGTTCTGCACCGCTCCATTCTATTATT